TGTCTGGTGGGCCCAAATAAACGACAAGTGTCTCACGCCGTACTTAAATATAAAGGCGAGTACATAGATAATTGGACTTGTAAGTTTGGGAGCAAAGATAAGATTGAGAAAAACCATACGTTCCACTGGTGGTTTGGATACGGTTGGGCTTATGCAACAGCTACAAAGATGTTAGTGAGTAAGTTCGTGAGGTTCTTCTCGTGAGTCTCAAAAAGTGGTTCAAGGAAGAATGGGTAGACATATCTCGACCTAAGAAAGGCGGCGGATATGAGAAGTGCGGGCGAAGTAAAGCAAAGAGTGGTAAGTACCCAAAGTGTGTGCCCAAAGCAAAAGCAGCTCGCATGACAGCAGCAGAGAAGAAATCTGCAATAAGTCGAAAGAGAAGAGCAGGGAACCCCGGTGGAAAGCCTACTATGGTCAAGACCTTCGTAAAAAATACGCGCAAAGCTCGTATGAGACGAAAGAAGAGATAAAACTATGCCAGCTAAAAAACGTACAGTAAAGAAAGATTCGAGACTGAAGAGAGCAGGCGTTACGGGGTTTAATAAACCGAAGCGCACTCCCGGCCACCCGAAGAAGTCGCACATTGTTGTGGCAAAGGTTGGTACAAAGATTAAGACAATTCGTTTCGGCCAGCAAGGAGCTAATACGGCAGGGAAGCCCAAGGCTGGAGAATCGGAGGCAATGAAGAAAAAAAGAGCTTCTTTTAAAGCCCGTCACGCAAAAAATATTGCAAAGGGCAAGATGTCCGCAGCTTATTGGGCGGACAAGGTGAAGTGGTAATGGGAAACAAAACAGCACAGTATTATTTAAAAAATGGTCAAATTAGTGATGATGAGTTCGATCTTGTTATTAACGCAAACACAAATGGCTTACCAGTTACTATTAATAACCCTTTAGCAGTAACCAATGTTGGTAGTAGTAATAATATTGACCTCGCTGCGGGGTTGCTGACAGGTTACTCACATATTAATAAGTTTGGATACTCGGGAACCGACATAAACGGTTCCGCTACAATATGGGATGACTCTGGCACAACTCCGACTTATCCATATGTTGCAGCTTCTACAATAGCTGTGACAAGCAGTAACGCATTAGATAATACTAAAACTATACTTGTCAAAGGACTAGACCAAAATTATCTTCCTTTGGAAGAGACTCTTATTGTCGGTGGCGCAGCGTCTACTTCTCAGTTTGTACGAGTGTTTAGAGCGCAAATGATTTCCGCACTAAATTTGGGTAATATTTCTATTACTCAGTCAAGTACTGTAGTTGCAAAAATTCTTGCCGGTAATTCTCAAACTCTTATGGCGGTATATACTATTCCCGCAGGAAAAACAGGCTATTTAATACACTTCGCAGGAAGTAGTGATAAAGCCAACGTATCAGCACGGTTTCGGCTTATAGCAAGATCGTTCGACATAGCAGATGGTACTTTTGCTATAAAAGGGCTGTGGGGCACTCAAGGGGGCAATCCGATAAACTATACATATGCTGTTCCTTTGGTTTTTACTGAAAAATCTGATATAAGAATTGATGCAGTTACTTCCTCAACTTGTGGAGTGGGTGCTATCTTTGATATCATATTGGTAGATAACGCATAAAATTACATATTATAGGCAAAACTGAATGGCAATTGAAATAAGCCGGAGAGATATAACTGGCGATAACATTTTAGAGTTACAATCTGAGACAAGGTTCATTAAGCTCCCAATACCTCCATACTTGGATTTATTGGGAGTAGAACCACTCCCATCGCAGGTAGCAATTATCAATGCGATCAATAATCCGAAGTATCGTTTTGTCTGTGCCGCCGTTTCTCGACGACAGGGAAAGACATACATCGCTAACATTATTGGACAACTAGTCTCCCTTGTACCAGGGTCCAATATCCTTATCATGTCCCCCAACTACGCCTTGTCTCAGATTTCTTTTGACCTTCAAAGAAACCTTATTAAACATTTTGATTTAGAAGTTACAAAAGATAACGCAAAAGATAAAGTTATCGAAATCTCCAACGGCTCCACCATTCGCATGGGCTCTGTCAATCAGGTGGATTCTTGTGTGGGTCGCTCTTATGACCTGATTATATTTGACGAAGCCGCACTTGCAGATGGACGAGATGCTTTTAACGTAGCACTCCGACCTACGCTTGATAAACCAAATTCAAAAGCAATTTTCATTTCCACGCCACGGGGTCGCAACAACTGGTTCTCTGAGTTCTACCATAGAGGTTATTCAGACGAATTTGAAGAGTGGTGTAGTATTCGTGCAACTTATCGCGATAATCCGCGTATGACAGAAAGTGATATTAAAGAAGCTCGGAAGTCTATGTCAGAAGCAGAATTTAAGCAAGAGTATGAAGCTGACTTTAATACATACGAAGGCCAGATTTGGAAGTTCAACTTCGAGGAATGCACTGCAGACCTGTCTAATCTCGATACTAGTAGAATGGACGTCTTTGCGGGGTTGGACGTTGGTTTCAAAGACCCAACAGCAATGTGTGTAATCGCATATGATTGGGATGCAGAGAAGTACTATTTACTCGCAGAGTATCTTAACTCTGAAAGAACAACGGAACAACACGCAGAGGAAATACAAAAACTTATCGACCTTTACGATATTGATTATATTTATATTGATAGTGCGGCACAGCAGACTCGTTTTGACTTTGCACAAAACTATGGAATTTCTACAATCAATGCGAAGAAGTCGGTGCTCGATGGAATATCTCATGTTGCAAGTCTAATGGATAATGATAAAATCATTATAGACCAGATGCAAAAGGAATGCTTAACTTGTGTAGATGCGTATCAATGGGACCCAAACCCTAATTTAATTAAGGAAAAGCCGAGGCATAATATGGCATCGCACATGGCTGATGCGCTACGATACGCCCTCTATTCATTCCAAAGCTCAGCCACTAGCTTCTAGTGATAGGTGCTTAAAAATAGTTATTGACATCTGACCTTAAAGTAGTTATAATTCTTCTAATGAAAAATCAATCCTGGAAACCGAAATGCCTAAGTTAAAACGTGATATAGTGAAGTACGTCCGTGATAAGGCAAAGTCTAAGTACCAGAAGGGAACGGCCTGTGAGATTTGTAACGAAACAGAGCAACTTGATTTTCACCATTATTATAGTTTAACGCCCCTGCTCAATCAGTGGATGTTAAAGAATAAGCATAATCCTGAATACATACAATCACTTCGGGATGATTTTATTGAAGAGCACTCTCGCGAGCTATACGATGATACTGTCACTTTATGTCATAGCCATCATTTAAAATTGCATTCAATTTACGGAAAAGACCCTGCGCTCGGAACAGCAAAAAAGCAGATGCGTTGGGTAGAGATTCAAAGAGAAAAATATGGCTTGGTATGATACTATTTTAGGGCGTAATCGCGTAGATGCAGAGGAGAAATTAAACCCTGCTCAAAGTTACTATGGCCATAATATAGAGCCTTCACGCGAATATACCTACCAGTACGAGAAAGCATACGAAGATTTAGAAGTAGTAAATCGCGGTGTAAATATGATTGTAGATGATGCAGCAGCTATTCCAACAACAGTTGCTCAGCAGTTAAATACTTCTGGAGTTGTAAAAGGAATTAAACGCTCACGAGTTGACTTGTTACTCAACAAAGAGCCCAACCCTTTTCAGGATATTAGCACATTTCGTCGTAACTTAATTACAGATTATATTATTGACGGTAATATCTTTATTTACTTTGATGGTGCTCACCTGTATCACTTACCTGCTAGCAAAATGACTATTCATGCGAGTGATACTACTTACATTGAGAAATTTACTTTTAATGGTAAGATTGATTATTCTCCAAGCGAGATAATTCACATAAAGGAAAACTCCTTCTACTCTATCTATAGAGGCACCTCTCGTTTAAAACCTGCTCTTCGTACAATGATACTTATGAAGCGTATGCGAGACTTCCAAGATAATTTCTTTAAGAATGGAGCTATTCCTGGTCTTGTTCTTAAAAGCCCGAATACATTATCAGACAAAATTAAAGAGCGTATGATAATGGCCTGGCAGCAGCGCTATAGCCCTGATGCAGGTGGTCGTAGACCTCTTATACTTGATGGCGGAATTGAAGTAGACCAGCTTTCAAATGTAAGCTTTAAAGACTTAGATTTCCAAGCAGCTATTGCAGATAACGAAAAGGTTGTTCTGAAGGCACTTGGAATTCCTCCAATTATGTTAGATTCTGGTAATAATGCAAATATTCGTCCAAATATGCGTTTATACTATCTCGAAACTGTCCTTCCTATCGTAAGAAAGTTGAATGGAGCACTAGAGAGATTTTTTGGTTTCGAGTTATACGAGGATATTACAGATATTCCGGCACTACAGCCAGAACTACGAGATGCTTCAGCATACTACGCATCATTAGTAAACACAGGAATCATATCTGCCAATGAAGCACGAAGTGCTCTTGGGTTTGACCACATGGATGGTCATGATGATATTCGAATACCTGCAAATATTGCCGGAAGCGCAGTAAACCCTGAACAGGGTGGCGCACCGACACAGCCTGATTCACAAGGAGAATAAAATGGCAGAACTACCAATCAGAAAAAAGAAAGCACTTGTCGCATCAATGGCAGTCTTTCTATTTGAGAATGGTCTCGCAAAAGACATCGAACAGTATAGACACATGAAAGACGCACCTTTATCTGTTCAAGCTATTAAAAAATATTTTGGAAGATGGCCCCGACTTCTTAAAGCTGTTGAAATACATGAACCAGCACTCTGGGCAGAAATTCTTAAAGCAGAAGAGAAAAAAGTATCGCCAGCACCCAAGCCGGCGGTATCTAAAGTAGAACCAGAGCTTAAAGCTGAAAAGCCTAAAGCAACGGTTAAGCCTGCTACGGCAGTTAAAACGGGAAAGTAAGATGGATAAAATCTTTAATCTTACATCTACTTTTAAAGCCCTCGAATCAGATGACGGTTCTGTAATGATTCGTGGTATGGCAAGTACAGCTGACTTTGACCGCGCAGGTGATTCCATCTCAGCAGAGGCTTGGCAAAAAGGTGGATTAAAAAACTTTGAAAAAAATCCAATTATTCTATTTAATCATGATTATGATAGACCAATTGGTAGAGCTACGGGTATGAAAGCTGGCCCTAACGGACTAGAGCTAGAGTGTAAGATTAGTAAAAATGCACCTGGTAATGTAGCTGAACTTGTTAAAGACGGTGTTCTTGGAGCCTTTTCTGTCGGTTTCAGAGTCAAGGATGCTGATTATATTAAAGAAACCGATGGACTTATGATTAAGGACGCTGAGTTGTTTGAAGTTTCGGTTGTTTCCGTTCCTTGTAACCAAGCAGCTACTTTTTCGCTATCGAAGTCTTTTGACTCTATTGCAGAGTACGAAGAATTCAAAAAAACTTTCACTAATCGTGTGGATCTAGCCGGTCAGTCTCTGGCTAAAGACGAAGTCAATACTTCTAGCGTAGCTAGTGACGCACCGCAAAGCGTAGAGAAATCTACAGATCAGGAGATCAAAATGGATAACCAAAACATCGACTTGGAAGCTTTTGCTAAAAAAGTAGCGGACGAAACTGCTGCCAAAATCGCAATGAAGCAAGCCGAACAAAAAGCAGCTGAGAAAGCAGAATTTGACGCTAAAGCAGCTCAAGCTTCAGCAATCGAAGCACAAGAAATTCGTATTAAAACAGGCATTCAGACTGGCGTAGAGTCTCTTATGGCCGACGTAGCAGCTAAATTAGCTGAGAAAGATGCTAAGCTCGAAGAAGTACTTGGCAAGTTTGGCAAGGACCTCGAAGAGAAGAACGCAGAAATCGAAGCTATGCGTAACAGCAAGCGCGTATTTGGCGATCGTTCAGACGCTAAAGGCGATCTTTCTAAGTGGGGCAAGGACTTCATGTATGCTCACCTGTTGGGTGTTATGACTGGTAAAGGCATGAACACTTCTTTTGCTCGCAACGTTCAAGAGAAATCAGGTCTTACTTATGATGGCGCTACTCAAGCATTGAACATTGATACTGAAGTATCTTCTTTGATTGAAAAAGAAATCATGAACGAAACTAAGATTGCTAAGCTTTTCCGCGAGATTCAAGTAATGGGCAACTCAACTACTTTGCCAATTCAAATGGACAATGGCGGAGCTCAGTGGGGCACTAACGCAGCAACAGCTGGTAACCTGACCAATGGCGGTCGTCCTACTGTAGCAACTTTGACTGCACACCGTCTGATTTCTACTACTTTCATGGAAAATGAAGTTGACGAGCAAGTTCTTGTTAACCTTATGCCTATGCTAGTAGAATCAGTAGCTCGTTCACACGCAACTGGTGTTGAATTCGCGCTTGTTAACGCAACTGCTGGTTCACAAGGCTTCGACGGTATGGACGTTCTTGCTTATAATGATGCTACTTCTACCATGTCTGTTGGCTCTAGCACTGCTCTGACTTCTGATATGCTTTTGGGCATGCGCACTAAGATGGGTAAGTATGGTATTGACCCAACTAAGCTCGTTTATATCGTTAGCCAGGATGGTTATTTTGACCTTCTGAACGATACAGACTTCCAGACTGTAACTGAAGTAGGTTCTGACCTTGCTACTCGTATTTCTGGCGTTATCGGTGCCGTTTACGGTACTCCAGTAGTTGTTTCTGAGCAGTTCCCAGCAGCAGCAATTGGTGTTCCAGCAGCTTTCGCAGTTTATACTCCTAACTATGTAATTCCACGTCTCCGTGGTGTTGCGGTTGAGAGTGATTACGAAGTTATGGAACAGCGTCGTGTAATCGTTGCTACTCAGTCTCTTGGCTTTAACCAGCTAGTAGACGGTGTTGCGGCTACTCACGAACCACTTGTTAAGTTGGACTACATCGCTTAATAGCAGAGTAAAAAACAAGGGGGAGCTCGCTCCCCTAAGTTTTTACTAATGGACTTATAAATTAATGGCAGATTTATTAACCTTAGAACAATACAAAGAATCGGAGAGCATTCAGTCTTCGAAGGACGATGCTCGCATTAACTCTTTGATAAGTTCTGTAAGTCAATTAGTAAAAACTTATTGTAATAATACTTTCGTAGATCATTATACAACTAATAAAATAGAAACATACAGTATAAATTATTCCACTACATCTGTTCAATTAACAGAGAGCCCTCTTGTAAGTATCGTATCTGTAGAAGAACGAGACTTTATTTCGGGTACTTATACTGCTTTAACAGCGAATTCGGACTATTATTTTGACGATGTAACTGATAGTATATTTAGAAGCAATGGATATAATGGGTATAAATCGTTCCCACAGGGCCCAGGTGCTGTACGTGTAACATACAAAGCCGGTTATGCAGAATGCCCAGCAGATTTAAAACTCGCAGTAATAGATTTGATTACCTACTATTTGAAGGATGAGCACAAAGAGCGTAAAACTCTTGCAGGCGCAACTGTAACAAATCAGACGTCTAGCTCTCAAACAAACAACGTAGCGTTCCCAGATCATATTAAGCGTGTGTTAGATTTATATAAGAACTTTTAATGTCTAAGCAGGCACTAGGCTCTTTCGTGCATAAACTACACCAAGAGCTACAGGGTTATAAAGAGTATAGATCACTTCTAAACTTAGAGCAACATACTTTCGTTTTTAACAAAAGAACCCTAGTATCCCAAACTATTAAGCAGTTGCAGAAAGGGGGGAATAAGCTACCTAAAGAAATACTAGGCCCCTTAAAGACACATTTAGTAGAGTTAAGTAATACACATGGTAATAAGTTAATAAGCAGACTAGAAACTATAGCGGGGTCAAGTCTACCAAAGCCTGGCGGTAAAGTAACTCTCGTATTTTCTAGTGATACTACAGTTCCCTTGCCTGCTCACTATAAAATGAAGCCGTTGGAGCTACCAACATTTAGTAAAGTTAAGCTAGCTTATAGAGACATTCTTAATGATTATTTTAAAGATATGCAAGACTGGCTTGAGCAAAATGCAGACGAGTTTGTAGTACGCAACAAAGATAAGAGTATAAAGAAAAGTATAAAGTTTTTCTTTGATGCTGGGCACGAGGAAGGCTACGGAGTATTTGAAAGATTTATTGATGACGCCACCTTAAATATAGCAAAAAGCTTAGAGCTAGAGTCTGACGAAGATTCTATAGCTGCTAGAGATAGATTATTAAGAGAGCTTGCCGATCTTGGGTTCGAGTTAGAGATAGCTAAAGTCGATAATGCAGACTCTATTATAATTAAAATAGAGTCTACCTACTTAAACAGACAACGCGGAGCACAAACAGGTGAGCGTAGTAAGAAGCTGCGAAAAGCAGTATTAGACTTCATTGAAAAATACCCATTAGAAAACTTAGAAGGGTCAGATTCAATAAAAACACGAAAAAGAAAAAAAGTACTTCATAAAGCTTTAGATCCGTTTAAGAAGCTAAAAAACGTTAAAGTAACTACCGAGAACATAAAGATTAAAGAATCGAATACTAAGGTTTCAAAATCTTACAAGTCCAAGGTCACAGGTAAAAGTAAAAAGATAGGCTCTATTGGTGCTATCGGCGCTACCAAAATTAAAAGAAGTAAAAGACCTAAAAAGTCTATGGTAAGTTTGATTGGTATATTAAATGCAAAACTACCTGCGACTGTTCAAAAAAATATGGGTGCACCAGCTCTTGTAAATAGAACTGGACGATTTGCAAGTAGTGTACGAGTTACAG